AGTTAACGATCTGCGTATGATGCCAGCACCACTGTACTAACCGTAATGGTTACAAAGGGGCGGCGCGTTAGCCGTCCCAAGACTAAAACTCCAGAACACTAAAGAACACTAAAAGCTAAACTTACACAGCAACAATCTCTGTGTTTGTGGAAGCTGTAACTTAAAGAAACTTAAGGAGAGAACTAATGAATACCGAAGATCACATTGTAAGTAAGCCGAATGGTATTACTGTAAGCGAGTTCAAGAAAAGGCATAAGAGAACCGCCGCAGAAGCCTTAAAGGACGATCAATCCTTAGATAGTAATGTTGGGTTGAATACCAGCGGAGCTTTAAGTGGGCTAAGAGCCTCTAGCTTCCCAAACCCACCCATGGGTCCACCGACAGCCAACCAAGCTTATGAACAACTAATGCGAATAGGTGGACGGCAAAAGTTCACCAAACAAGTTGAGGCAACTATTACACCAAAAGGGACAGAGATTCCAAAAAGTGTTCAAGATCGACCAGCACATTTCAACCAGTTAACAGAGGCAGAACCAGCCGTCAGTGAGGGGCTTACAGAAGACCTGAGACTAGCTAGGTGTGCAAAAGGAAGGCCACCGATGTGGCTTGATCCACTCTCAAGGCTGGACCCTAAGATCCTATCTTACATAGGTTTGTTGTGTGCCTTTAACGGTGTTCTTAAAGACTGGACGCTTAATAAGCTGACCTTAAAAATGGGTGAGATGATTGAGCAAGAGTTACTTTTAATTGAGCTAATGGAAGCGGACGCAAAGACCAACAAGAGGATCATTAAGCAAGTTGAAAAGGCACACTCTAGCAGAGAGGTGAGGCTGAAAGCTCTGCGGAACATTACCATGAAGAACGGCTTTAAAAGCCTACACTTTGGTGTGTTCACGGACCAGAAGAGTTTGCAGCGCATGAAGACGCGCCGCATTCACTATTCGGCACCCGTGTTAAACGCTGTTTTAAAGCATTGCGAGATCTTTGAGAAAGTCACTGAGTTCGAGAGTAAGAACAACAGCATTAGTAGGATCGTGTTTACGGAAAAGGCGCAAGCCGAGCTACAGGATCAGGAAGAGGTGTTGGCGTGGATGAACCCTCTGTTTAAGCCAATGTTGACCGCACCAGCGCCTTGGACCGCGTTTGATACTGGCTGTTATGAAGACCCAAAACTCAGTAGCCGCATTAAGCTAGTCAGGCAGGCCACAGCGGCCCAGCGCAAGGCTATAGAGCACGACTTTAAGTCTGGGGTTCCCATGTATGCCCGTGCCGTAAACGCGCTTCAGGCGACTCCGTTGAGCATCAACAGGCCTATGCTGGAAGTGGTCCAATGGGCATGGGATAACAAGAAAGTCTTAGAGAAGTTCCCGACCCAAGTTCTACCCGACAGGCCGCGTGTACCAGACAACCATGAGGAGCTTGACCCGAAGTTAAAAGCGGCAATCAAGGCAGACATCAGGCGGCATTTCGTGCTAGAGCGTCAAGTCAAAGGTGGCGTGCAAGTTATGAAGCAAGACCTTGCGACAGCCCATGAACTGAAGGAACACGAACAGTTCTTTCTGCCTGTTAATTTAGACTTTAGGTCGCGCCTGTATTTCTGTTGTAGCTTTAACTACCATCGGGAAGATTGGTGCAAGTCGCTGTTTACTTATCAACGTGGCTACAAGGTAGATGGTAACAATGCCTTTTGGTTAATGGTGCATCTGGCAAACTGCGGTGACTTTGGAAAGATCAGCAAGGAGCCACTACAAGCCCGTGTTAAATGGGTTGAGGATAACCACGATAAGATCATCTCGCTGACGGAGAACTTCGTGGAAACCTTTGACGATTGGTCCCAAGCCGATAAGCCTTTCTGCTACCTAGCCGCCTGCCTAGAATACGCGAGGTACTGCCGCGAGGGCGAGGACTTTGTGTGCTACGTGCCACTCAGTTTGGACGGCACGAACTCAGGCGTGCAGCATTACTCCGGCATCAATCTTTCGGAAACTGAAGGCCACTTGGTAAACCTTACGCCGTCTGAGGAAATGCAAGACATCTACCGTTTTAATGCTGAAGAAGTTGTGCAGATCCTTGGCGCGATGACGGGAACTCTAAATTCAATGTCCAGAGATGACAGGGCGTTTAATGAGAACTGGGATGAAAGCCGGACTTACGCACAGTTAGCGCAAGCTTGGCTTGACTACGGCGTAGACAGGAAAATCTGTAAAAGATCTGTGATGACTTTCGGGTATGGATCCAAGGCCAACGGCATGTCAGGGCAATTTATGGAAGATGTCCTAAAGCCTTTACAGCGCAAAGTTGCCTACAAGACGATCAAAGTTCACCCGTTTGGTGCAACAGATCGGGAGCAATTCGAAGCTGCTAGGTTCATGGGGCAAATCTGCTATGAGGCAATCCGAGAGACACTTCCGCACACGACAGCGGCCATGGACTATTTGCAGGGTGTTGCCAAAATCGTGTCTGAGGAAAACAAGGCAATTGTTTGGCGTACCCCAAGCGGGTTTCCAATCGTGCAAGAGTATCGCAAGAAAGATAAGAACAAGCGCACAGAGATATTCCTTTTTGACCGAGCGTTGGATACGTCTAAGCGCACTAGCGTTGGATCTCGCATAGAGAAACCAAAAGCTGATGTGCAGAAGTCAATGAACGCAATTGCGCCGAACTTTGTTCATGGGTCTGGGGATGCAAGTCACATGCACTTAACCATCTGTCAGCTTTTGGAAGGCAGAGATGGCGAGCCGTTAGCAGAGGACTTTTTCATGGTCCATGACAGCTTCTCTATTTCCGGCGATACGTGGGATCTCTTTGACACTGTGCGTGATACTTTCGTGAAGATGTATGACGGCGATTGTGTGCTTCAGAAGTTCGAGGATGAGATCAGGCAGCTACTAAACGATCCATCGACAGAGCTTCCTCCAATACCACCAAAAGGAAGTCTAAATATCCACGGCGTTAAGTTCAGCGAGTTCTGCTTCAGTTGAGTTAATACACACTATCGAAGACCCTGACGGTTTTTACTCCTTCTCTGGATGGGTCTTCACATATCGCTTGGTCCCAAGGGAGCTTTAGGACCAAGCAACTCCCGAACTGGGCCACCAATGGTTTTTGCACTTTCCATTGGTGGCCCTTTTTATTTCAATTGAAAACTGAGGAAATACAACATGACAAAACCTAAATATCGCTCACCACGGGGCCGAGCTAAGTATCCGCATCTTGTGACGCCTGACACGGCTTTTGATTCGGACAGGCCAAAGTATAAGACAGAGCTTGTCCTGTCTGCGGAAGACGCAAAGCCGTTTCTTGCTCAAATCAACAAAGCGTCTGAAGAGGTGCACGGTAAGCAGCCTGCGGGTAAAGTTCGTCTTCCTGTAACCAAGGACGAAGAAACTGGCGAAATTAGCCTGAAGTTTAACTCCAAGTTTCAACCTAAGTTCTACGACACAAAGGGCCAAGTAATCGCGCCATCAAGTTTACCTAAAATTGGTGCTGGCTCTACGTTGATCATAAGCGGCATAATAAACGTGTATGAGGTCAACAAGAACAAAGGCGTGGGATTACTCATGGATGGCGTTCAGATCGTTGATGTCGTGGAATTTGGCGGTGGAAGTGTTCAGTTTGATGCTGTCGAAGGTGGCACTTATGTTAGGGAAGATCTCCACGCTGCTAACGGTAATGCCACAATGCCGCCAGTTGGCGATGATGGCGTAAAGTTTGACTTTTAGAAATAAAGGCAAGAGCTTTTATCGCGGAATAGCCAATGGCTACAGGTCAGGATTAGAGCAAACCATAAGTGACTTTCTCAACTATGAGTGCATCCCCTTCCAGTACGAGGTGGACAAGATAAGTTACAAGATACCAGAGAGACAGTCTAAATATACGCCAGATTTTAAACTGCCAAAACCAGGTGGGTTCTGGTATTTAGAAACCAAAGGTATATGGGCAGTTCAAGACCGCGCTAAACATCTCCTGATTAGAGAACAACACCCAAACATTGACATTAGGTTCCTGTTTTCTAACGCCAGAGCCAAGCTTTATAAAGGCTCAAAGACTTCTTACGCTGACTACTGTGAAAAACACGGCTTCATGTATGCACATAAGTATATACCAAAAGCGTGGGTAGCTGAGTGTAAACTAAAGTGATCCCAAAGGGCTGACCGAAAGGTTGGCCCTTTTTCACGACCTGTCAATTCAAAGGAAAAACAATGGAATTACTCGAAGAGCGCGATGGCGCTGAATTCGTGTCTCATGGCCCGTGCGCGGCGTGCGGATCAAGTGATGCAAACAGCCTTTACACCGATGGTAGTCACTGGTGCTTCGGCTGCGAAACTTACACACATCCTGATGGTTTTGAGGCAAGACGCCCAGCCGTGAAGAAACCAAGTCGCCCGATTACACCACTGTTGGAAGGCGATTATGTAGATCTTCGCGCTCGGCAGATTACCGAGAAAACCTGTCGCAAGTTTGGCTATATGGTAGCCCAGCGCGGCGATGAGTATGTGCAAGTCGCAACTTACAAGGATCTACAGGGCCGACCTGTGGCGCAGAAGATCCGAACCGCAGACAAGCAGTTTTCTGTGGTTGGAGACAAAGAGCAAATGGGCCTCTTTGGAATGCACATCTGGAGCGCCGGAAAGAAGATAGTTGTATGCGAGGGCGAAATAGACACAATGACTGTCTCGCAGATCCAGAACAACAAGTTTGCTACAGTTGGCGTGCCGCATGGAGCGCAGAGTGCCAAGAAGCATTTACTGAAGCACATCGATTATCTCAATAACTTCGCTGAAATTATACTGATGTTTGACCAAGATGATGCTGGACAAGCGGCGGCGATTGCCTGCGCTGAAGTTCTCCCAACTGGTAAAGTTAAAATTGCAGTGCTGCCACACAAAGACCCAAATGAATGCTTGTTGGCTGGAGAGGCTGCAACTGTAGTAGATGCAATATTTCAAGCATCTGAGTACCGACCTGATGGCATCGTCAGCATGACCGACCTTCGGGAGAGTGTTGGGGTACAGGACGCCGAAAGTCCGATGAAATACCCATACCCAAAGCTTAACGAAATGCTCAAAGGGATAAGGCAGGGGCTGATTACAATAGCCGCTGGCTCTGGTGTCGGTAAGTCAACACTGGTCCGAGAGTTTGCCTACTCGCTACAGCAAGGCGGTTTTTCTGTTGGAATGCTTATGCTCGAAGAGAGCGTAAAGCGCACGGCCCAAGGGCTTGTGGGTATCCACATGAACAAGAACATCACCATTGATCTTGAGGCCACTACGCCGGAAGAAATTACAGAGAACTTCGATGATCTAATGAAGTCTGGGCCATTCTACCTTTTCGATAGCAAAGGCAACGTAGACTTAGATCTCATCTGTAACCGCATCAGGTACATGAAGCACGGTCTAGGCTGTGACGTAGTGATATTAGATCACGTAAGTATCTTGATAAGCTCTTACGCTGGAACCAGTGATGGCAATGAGCGCGTCCTGATCGATGGCATAATGCACACGCTACGGGTGTTGTGCACAGAGTTGGACTTAGCGCTTATACTTGTGTCCCACTTAAGAAGACCAAGCGGGGACAAAGGCCACGAAGGCGGCGAGAGAGTTTCGTTGTCGCAGCTTCGCGGTTCGCACTCAATAGCGCAACTGGCAGACGGTTGCATAGGTCTACAAGTACCATCTGATGACACAACAAGCGGGGCAAGAGAGCTAGTAGTTCTTAAGAACCGCTTTTGTGGCTTAGTCGGTCCAGCCGACACTCTTCAGTACGTCCATAAGACAGGCCGACTGACCACTGTTTCCGACAGCATTCCATTTTAACAACTGAAAACTAGGAGATCTGCCATGGGCAAGATTACAGAACCACTGACTTTTACGATGAATGAATACCAAGCCGACACTGCATCAACAGCGATCTATAAGTTTCCTGTTATCTACCCAGCGCTGGGCTTGGCTTCTGAGGCTGGCGAAGTATTGGGCAAGATCAAGAAGATGATACGCGATAATGATGTGCGGTTTGACGGAAAGAAAAGGCTTACTGAAGCCCAGCGCGAGAGTATTGCATATGAGCTTGGTGATGTGCTTTGGTACGTGGCTGCGCTGTCCCGCGACATCGATTACTCGCTGAATGATGTAGCAGTAATGAACCTGTGGAAACTCGAAGAACGGAAGGCCCGTAACGTCCTTAAAGGCTCTGGAGACAAGAGGTGACGGGTGGCCGATGGGTGTGGGATCTTGAGAGCAACGGCCTTCTGGATACCATTCACACTGTGTGGTGCATTGTGTGTAGAAACATTGATACTGATGAAGTCCGAGAGTTTGGACCAGATGACATTCAAAGCGCCCTCGACTTACTTTCCGGCGCTGATGAAATCATCGGACACAACATCATCGGGTATGACATCCCTGCCCTACAGATAGTTTACCCAGAGTGGTCAACGTCTGCCATAGTTACTGATACACTTATATTGTCACGCTTGGTTCGTGGTGACTTATTCAACGATGATGCCGAGCGTAACTTTACACAAGAGCGTTTCCCAAAGCGTCTATGGGGTAGCCACAGTTTAAAAGCTTGGGGCTTGCGCCTTGGCGATTTCAAAGATGACTATGATGGCGGCTGGGATGCTTTCTCAGACGTTATGATGTCGTACTGTGTCCAAGATACGTCAACGACAGCCACTCTATATAAGCACTTTGTCAAACAGGAGCCAAATCCAGGTGCTATTGCACATGAGCATCGCATGGCGTGGATCTGTGATGAAATAGGCAGCAACGGCTGGACGTTTGACGAAAAGAAAGCAACTGCCCTTTACGCTGTGTTGGCCCAAAAGCGCCACAGTATCGAAGAGGATCTAAAAGAGCTTTTCGAGCCTTGGACAGTCAGCGAAGACTTTTACCCTAAAAGGGACAACAAGACCCTCGGCTACACAGCTGGCGAGTTGTTTGTCAAAGAAAAGCTTGTGCACTTTAACCCAGCTTCACGGCCACACATACACAAGTGCTTAGTCGATAAGTACCAGTGGAAGCCAAAAGAGTTCACTGCGTCTGGCGCTGCGAAGATCGATGAGACAATCCTCGGTAAGCTTGCATACCCAGAAGCCAAGCGCTTGGCTGAGTTCTTTACGATCCAGAAGCGCATCGGCCAACTAGCCGAAGGCAATGCTGCGTGGCTTAAGAAAGTCTCAAGCGATGGCAAGCTGCGTCACAGGCTCATACCGAACAACACTGTGTCAAGTCGGGCATCGAGCGTTGCGCCTAATTTACAGCAAGTGCCGCGAGTAGGTAATCCATATGGCCAAGAGTGTCGCGAGTTGTTTACGGCTCCTAAAGGCTGGTTTGTTACAGGCGCGGATCTGTCTGGAATAGAATTAAGATGTCTATCGCATTACCTTTTCCCATACGACAGGGGCGAGTACGCAAAGCAGATCCTTGAAGGCGATATACACAGCTACAATGCTGAAGCTTTTAAGACTGATCGTAATACCGCCAAGACGCTAATTTACAGCATGACGTATGGCGGTGGTGATCGGCTGGTCGGTGCAGTTGCAGGCGGTAGCCCAGCGCTCGGTAAGAAACTCAAATCTGACTTTGATCAGGCCGTGCCTGCTTTTGCCACTCTTAAGGCAAACCTAAAGCAAGCGTTTAAGCGCGGCTATATCATAGCCATCGATGGTCGAAAGCTGACCATTCGCTCCGAGCATCGCAGCCTCTCGCAACTACTTCAATCGTGCGGGGCCATCATCTCGGCCAAATGGGTCCAGCTTACCTATGACCAGATCAAACAGAAACACGGTGACAGCAATTCTTTTATTCTCGGTTGGATTCACGATGAGATTCAAATTGCTTGCCGAACTGAGGAGATAGCCAAAGATGTCGGTGATATATCTAAGCGAATGGCGCAAGAAGCAGGCCGCGCTCTCGGAATTAAAATCCCCTGTGCCGCAGAATATTCCGTGGGAAAATCTTGGGCTGAAACGCACTAGCTCAATAGTCGATGAATACTTAGAGAACCTAATAGCTCTCTATATTACTCTCGACCGCGCTTGGCGAAACCCGTTCACCGTGAAGTCAGACTTCGCAAGAGAAGGCGCTCTACAGGTAGCCATTTGCGCGTCTGAGGGCTTCATAACCAATAAAATTGAAACCGACACTTGGGGCCGAAAGTGGCTCATCACAGAAGTCGGTATGGAAGTAAAGAAAGAGGTAGACGATGTCCTTGAGAAAATCCTTCACGACCCCGACAATATTACTTGATGGCGATTTATATATGTATCGTGCCGCTGTCAGCGCCGAGTATGAAGTAGATTGGGGCGATGATATTTGGTCGCTTTCCACTGATCTTAGGCAAGCCAGAGATATATTTATCAACATGGTTGCTGGTTTCAAAGAAGAACTACTGTGTGATGAGGTTGTCGTTACCTTTAGTGGCTCCAGCAACTTTCGCCGTGGTGTTGAAGAAAGCTATAAAGCATCTCGCAGCAAGACACGCAAACCAGTGGGCTACAGGGCGCTGGTTGATTGGGCCATGGAAGAGTACGACAGCATTTGTGTTGATACCTTAGAGGCCGATGATTGCATGGGCATTATGGGCAGTATTCCAGGTACTAAGGCAATCGTTGTATCAGACGATAAAGACATGAAATCAGTACCTTGCAAGCTATTTAGGCCACAATCTAAGGAGCGTTTAGAGATAGGTATAGTCGATGCTGATCGTTTCTTTCTTACCCAATGTCTCACTGGCGATACTGTTGATGGCTATGGCGGCTGTCCAAAGGTAGGGCCAAAGACTGCCGCCAAGATCTTAGGTTCACGACCAAGTTGGCAGGCTGTAACCGCTGCCTATTCTAAGGAAGGCTTAAGCGCAGACTATGCGCTCACTCAGGCGCGGCTGGCGAGGATACTTCGCTGTACCGATTGGGATGATAGGTACGAAAGTCCTATACTGTGGGAGCCAGACCGATGAACTTATCTTGCGCATTTAAATACGCACGGCTTACACCAGAGCAAGAAGCTCAAGTAGGTCGCGCTATGTTGGCCCATGAACTGCCAATAGACCGTGGATACCTTGACGATAGGTTGAACTGCACAGCATTTCCAAATCGCACCGAAGCGTCTTTGGCTATAATGAAGTACATCAATGAGAAAGCAGAGGGTGAGGTAATCACCCGCTACGAACTGGTGCATCAAGGTGGCTTCAACGAAACCACTGTTGCCAATGTTCTTCGTAAGCTCGAAAGGGGCCGAGGTATAACCCAAAGCGGTGTCCTCGCAAACGGGCGCAAGCTCTTCACTGTCTACCCAGCAAATCGGGTTGTCTTAGAGGAGATCTTACGTGGCTGATCTTGTCAACAAACCGAGCCATTACACCAAATGGCACATGGAACCCATCACTTTTATTATGGGTAACTCAATGGAATTCTGGCGTGGCAACATCATCAAGTATGTGTCCCGCGCCGGAAGTAAAACCTACGAAAACCAAACCAACGTCCAATCCGAAATCACTGATCTACGAAAAGCCCAGCGCTACTGTGAGATGAGAATAAATAGCTTAGAGGGAAGAGAACTATGAAGAACAGCCTTGGCCACTACGGCCCAACAATCGGCATCTCAGAAGAGATCCACGCGATGAAATATCGCTCAGAGGGAGAAAGCTTTGAGGCATCACAGACCCGTGTTGCCAACGCTCTAAAAGATAACGAAGATCACTATGAATACTTCCGGCACATCTTGCTAAACATGAGGTTCCTACCAGCTGGTCGCGTGCAGTCAGCCATGGGAGCACCAAGAACTGTGACGCCTTACAACTGCTTTGTTTCTGTCACGATTGAGGACAGCATGGCGGGCATTATGGAAGCCGCAGCAAACGCAGCGAAGACCATGCAGCTAGGTGGTGGCATCGGCTACGACTTTAGCACGCTTAGACCACGCGGCGCTCTCATCCGCAGCCTCGACAGTAAGTCATCAGGACCGCTAAGTTTCATGGGTATCTTTGATGCGGTGTGTAAAACTATTGCCAGCGCTGGGCATCGCCGTGGTGCACAAATGGGTGTACTTCGTGTGGACCACCCAGACATCGAGGAGTTCATCAGAGCTAAGAACAACTCAACAGAGCTTACAGGTTTCAATATGTCTGTGGCTGTTACTGATGCGTTCATGCAAGCTGTTAAGAACGACACAGCCTTTGACTTAGTGTTCGAGGGTGAAATCTATAAGACCGTCAGCGCTGTGGCACTGTGGGATGATATACTAAGATCGACTTGGGATTGGGCCGAACCTGGAATTCTATTTATCGACAGGATTAACCAGAAGAACAACTTGCACTATTGCGAGTACATTGCAGCTACAAACCCATGTGGTGAGCAACCGCTACCGCCAAACGGTGCGTGCCTGCTTGGCAGCTTTAACTTGGTTAAGTATGTGCATGAGAATGACGATGGCTCAATGCGATTTAACTTTGAGAGGCTGATCGTAGACATACCGCACGTTGTTAGAGCAATGGATAACGTAGTCGATAGGGCAACGTACCCGCTTGAAGGACAAGAGAAAGAAGCAAAGGCAAAACGCCGGATGGGCCTTGGGGTCACTGGTGTAGCTAATGCTATCGAAGCACTTGGTGCACCATATGGGACGCCTAAGTTCATGGCTATACTTGAAGAAATAATGACCATCATTCGTGATGAGTGCTATCGTGCGTCTATTAGGTTAGCCCGTGAAAAAGGTCCGTTTCCGCTGTATGACCACAAGTTCTTGGACAGTGCGTTTGCCAAGACGCTACCAGATGACATCCGTGAAGGGATACTCTACGGCGGTATCCGCAACAGCCACCTTCTGTCTGTGGCACCTACAGGCACCATCAGTCTATCGGCTGACAACGTGTCCTCTGGAATTGAGCCAGTGTTTAGCCACTACTATGACCGCACTATCCAGACATTTGATGGACCACGGGTTGAGCGTATCGAGGACTACGGTGTCCGAGAGTTTGGCGTTGAAGGGCTAACGGCTGACACCTGTTCTGTGTTTGACCATGTTCGCGTGCTTAACTTGGCATCTCAGTTTGTGGATAGCGCTTGCAGCAAGACTTGTAATGTTGGCGATGATGTTACTTGGGATGAGTTCAAGGATGTCTATATGCAAGCTTATGATGGCGGGGCGTCTGGGGCTACTACTTTTAGGGTCAGCGGAAAGCGCTTTGGCATCTTAAACGCTTCTACTTCAGAAGACGTAGCCGAGGCTAAAGAGGACGATGGTGGCGCTTGCTACATTGATCCAGCCACAGGCATTAGAACTTGTGAGTAAACAACTGGGGAGCTTCGGCTCCCCTTTTGCTACCTAAAGCGGCATTTTTGCAACAATCCCAACCCACATTTAAAAAAGTCACAGTTGGGCTTTAGACAGGAAAACACTATGTTCACAGTCGAGCTAGAAACAGACCACTCACGAATAGTTACTATGGATCAGAAGAGTATACACGAAGACGTTGAGATGTACTTGGAAGAGGACAACACTGTTTATCTTAGGCAGTATTCAGAGGAGCTAAATGAGTTCCAACTGCTTATTATGTCATATCAACAGGTTATAGACCTATTTGCATCCTTACAGTCGCCAGAAGGTATGCACGAAGCTGTAGTTGATAAGGTAGGTTAGGTTGGGAAGTCCGGCGGTCCCGATGAACAGCACCATCTCAGACTTCCCGTTGATACCTAAGTATCTTAATCTTCTTTAGACCTTTTACCTAGCCATTGCAATACTATGAGAAAAAACACTGATCGGGGGCTGTCCGACCAGTGCTTTAGCGATCTGTGTTTTTTAGTTTACGATGTGAGCCATGTGAATACCTTGTGTGTTTGGTTCTCTCGGTCCTCTAATCCATGCAGACCACCGTTCACTCTTCTAGTAATCCTTTGGATTGTCTCTGGATTAACGCCCTTGTCGGCAATGTCGAACAGGTTGTTTTCCTCAAAGAAGAACAGGGCTGTTTCAAAAGCATACTCATCAGCAACTAAGTCTGGATCAGTCATAACCTCTGGTACACCCATTTTAGATGCAAAGAGCCTGTAGTTGTCCCTGCCAGTTAACATCATGTAACCTTTTCCAGCGAAATTCGAGGCGTCTGTCTCATCCCTGTTGCCCATGCGTCCGACATAAACCTTGCCAGCTAAAGCTTTAGGGTTCTTGGCGTACTTCTCAGCACTCTCGACTGTAGGAAAGCGGCTGGGCCACACGGCCTGTATGCGCTCTGGCGTACTGTAGTATAGGTTCTCACGCACCAGCTTGAAGCCGCCACTTTCATGGTGCGCCTGCCCTAAAAGATGGGCTGCACGCTTTGGTGATAGCTTGTAGTGTCTGGAGATTGCTTTGGCTGTATTGGGTCCGAACTGTCCATCAGAACCAGCGTTTATCTTGATCTGTAGGTTACGCATTGCGTCACTCATCGCTTAAACCCTTTCAGTGTGCGGATACCAAAGCTTGCGGCTATACTTGCGTACATTCCAGCCTGCACCCACGCGGGACAGTTCTGAAGATTAGCAAATCCTTGTGCCATGGTGTCTTGTAGGCTTGGAATAAAATTAGCAGCGAGGATAACAACAAACACCACAGTCCAAAGTTCGTCTTTCCAACTATTGTTTGATGCTTCAATGGCCGACTGCTCCCAGCTAATTTCGCCAGTAGCAATCTTCATCTTAGTTTCTGCTTCGGCACTTTTGACTTTGGCCTTACCGTCTAGGTATGACGTTGCCAGACCTATGGCACTCGATAGTATACTGATCATGTTTCATGTCCTAACCACACCGCAAACGCGCCTGTCATCGCGCCTGTAACGGTTGCTGTTAAAGCTGTTGCTTGTGAAGTCATCGCGTCAGTCGGTAGTGACATAAACCACCAGAGAACTTCACAGTACATCCAAGTCATCACGGCCATCATCAGGCGTGGCATTAGTTTCCAATGCAGTATTCTTTCCATTGTTACGTTCATGTTTTTATGCCTCTCAGGATCTTTAGGGCAGCTTTTTTATCTCTGGTAATCACCAGGATATAGCCGTGTTCACTGACTACGACCCAGCGGCGGTTGGATCTCTCAAGCGTCCTAGATTTCAATTAGCCCAAGCCACCAAAGGTAAGCTACAGCAATCGATAGGAAGAAAAGGCCAGCAAAGGTGATGACAGCTACAGTAATTGCTTGTTCTTGCTTTTGCTGTCTCTCGATCAGTGCAAGTCTAGCGGCCTCTTTGCGCTCCAAGCGTATCTCACGCCGGATACTTTGAAGCTCATTGTAGCTAGACAGGCCGCGTGTGTTTACGATTAGTTCACGAAGCTCGGCCTCTAATTCTGAGGCTTGGACCTTTGCCATATAACTAGACATCGCCTCTTCGTTGGCCGATGCGAACACAGAAGACTTCTTTTTCTGATGTTCTTTATTGGCCTCATCGGCGGCATCAAAGAACGAAGAGATTTCCTTGGTCATATTCATCAGCGACTTGCCAGCCGAGATGCCGCCTTTTACAGCCGCGAAGGCCGCACTAATGGAGATAGGGTCCATAGTAGGTAAACCCTTTCTCTAGTTGTCAGCCATCTTCTCGACTGAAGTGCGGATGTGTTGGATGTTCGTGTCAATCCTTGCCATGGATACAGCTTGTGATTGAACCATGCTTTCAACGCGGGACATACGGCTAGTGATGCTATTGATGTCTCTGGAGTTGCTTTCGATGTCTGACATCATCATGCTGACGGTCCAGACAATAGCAGCGGCTTGTGTCATAAGACCTATGACTAGGGCGGCTGGGACGTTCTGTGAGATCTTGATGGTCTACCCTTCCTTTAGTTTACTACCTCAGCTTCTACCACTGGAGCATCGATTGCTGATTTGAGTTGGCTAATGAAGAACTCACGCGCACCTGATTGTTGCTGCAACTGAAACTGTGTTGCTTGCACTTGCTTATCCAAAGATGTGATTTGGCTGACACATTGCTGTGCCTCTTGGCTCAAGTCACTAAGGTTGTGCGTTACGTCATCGATGGTGATCTGTGGTTCTTCATTAGTTGTTACTTGTTCAGTCATTTGCTTTCCTTATGTTGGTGCTTGGTTAAGGGTTTGAGTTTGCTTCTGTGGTTGCCTTGTAAGCGGCTTTAGCTGCATCACTCCAAGCAGCGTTTGCTATCGCTTGAACCTGTGCGGCTTCGCCACTAATGTCAGTAGCGGTATGCGCCCAGCTTGCATCTGAGGCTTCTACAGCGTCCACGGCTTCTGTGGTTACATTGCCATCACTGTCTGTCTCTTCAGCTACAGCCTCAACAGCTTCAACGGCTGGCGTGTAGACTGACGTAAAGGGCTGCAGGACGTGCCTGTGAAAACCACGACTAAGCTCTTTTAGAGAACCGTCTGGCTGTTCTTCCATCACACAATCTGCGCGGCGTACTTGTATATTGTATTGTCCTACGACCTCGATTTTGTCGTATTCTGTAGTCTTACTTAAATCTAAGTTTGCCATATTGGCCTCCTGTTTTTACCGTGGCGTGATTGCCACCTGTCCAACCCTAAAATCCATTAGGGTTAATTTGTTAATAGTTTGCGTTATTTACTCGTTTAAGTTCATCGTAATTCCTATCATAAACCGGTCGCCTGTTATCGCATTGGCTGATTGCTGAGTTTCAGTGCCATTTATTTCAAGGTAAACAAGTCCATTGGTCTCAACATAGCCGTCCGTTAGATTTGTATTGTTATGGCCGAATACGATAGGAGCATAATAATCTGCCTGAGCCGCATAGGGTAGACCTGTCAGAACTACATGAGTCCCAGAGGTAATGGCCCCAAAGTTTATGGTGTTTAAAAAAGCGGAGACATATAAAAGAGAACCAACCTTTGTGTAACGTGCATCAGCTGTGATCATTGTGGCATTGTTGCCGCTGGCGTTGCCCTTTATCACAGGAGTCCAGCTTCCAATTTCATACTCTGAGATTTTATTAGCCGACCCAGTGCCGCCGAGGTATACACCGCCGCTGAGGTAGAGGTCTTTATATTTAGCCCCAGAAGTGCCAAGGTCAATCGCACTATTTCTAGTAGCTCCACCCGTAGTAGCAGGAAGAATAGCATTAGCAGCCGCATGAAACCTTAAGTTTACATCATCTGAACCTACATGAATATATCCACCATTAGTCCCAATACTACCTACAACGGAGCCGTCTTTGCGGAACTCTAAAATATCACCATCGCTGTTTCCAGTACGGTTCATAGTGGCAACAACATTAGCCTGCCTTGCCATATCGGTGCGGCCACTACTACCTGCCACCATAAAACCACCACCTGTCGTATTGTTGAAAAGTGAAGTATCAGTGGTTGCCGCCAGAAAATTGCCTGCCGAGGTGAGGCGCATACTCTCCGACCAAGTGATAGCAGCGTCAGCAGAACCAGAGGCCGCAGTAGACCAAACATGAGTGCCATCTAATTGTTGATACAGTGTGGCAAAATCTGTATTTATATATTCATAACGACTATTCGTACTGTCAAAGTAAGCATTTGCAGCAAGTCCTACAAAACTATCGTTTGTGCTTGCAAATAAAACACCTGCATCACCAATTTGAAGTGCTGTATTATTAGAACTCCACGTCGGTTCTGGAACAACCCCAATGCCCACGTTGCCTGAGGCGTCAAACCTTGCGTATTCACTCGAACTATCGTTAAATGAAATAATACCACCAGCCGATGTAAGGAGGATGTTTTCGCCAGAACTAGATGTTAAATGCAGATTATCTCCACCGCCATCCCCAAGAAAATGACCGTCACCAAAAGTTAAATCTCCAGCTATAGCAACGCCTGTGGCCGTAGTCTCAATCTTTTTGCTATTACTATGGTATAGCTCTACTGCACCATTTTCTATAAACTTTGCATAATCATCGTTATCTGCGGCAGATTTGAAAATTAAGTCCGTGGCTCTAATGTAAAGCGGCCCAGTCCCACTATCATGTATATATGAATAGCCACCCTGATGATAAATCTCTAGGTCAGACCCAGCCCCAAAGACGGCCTTGTCGTTATCCCCAAACGTCACGTTGGCTGTGGTAGCCAGCCCCGCAAACGTAGGTGACGCCGTAGTCACTAAACTCTGGTTGATCGCTTTGACCGCCGCCAGATTGGTTAGCTCACTGTCCATTAGTGCGCCAGCCGAGGTTACGTTGGCTGTGTCAGTTACGTCAGCGGATGCCTCTACAGCGTTTAACTTTGTATTAAGCGCAGCTGTGAACTCAGTGCTGTCAGCAAGGTTCGCTAGGTCACGTGATCGGGTCATTCTAAGCCTCCAGTGCTGTTATTCGAGCTTCAAGCTCTTGTATTGTTTTAACAAGTAGTGGGACAAGCATACTGTGATCTATGGATTGAGGATCAATTACAGAGCGAGTTCCCATCACGGCAGCTTCAGTTTCTACCCCATCATCGTCTAAGACCGCTGGAGTAACTTCATACTCCTCATCCTTCATAGCGTCTTTGGTTCCACTAACTGATAATGGCACAACTTCTTGTGCTTCGTGCGCCATAAATCCGTCTTGCGTTGTGTCAGTTCCATCTAAGATAAAGTTAAACCTAGCTGGTTTGAGTTGCTTTAGGCGTGTTGTTGCGTCCCAATCATAGACTACGTTTTCTTTTAATCGGTAGTCTGAGGATGTGGTATAAGTTATTGTGCTTGCACTGGCGATGTTAATGTAACCAGCAGCGCCCGACCCATTTACAGTAAACTGAATAAATCTGGCGTCTCTACCTGACACCCAGTTAAACTTATTTAAGTAAATAGGAGACCAACCCAGTCCAGCATTAGTTGTCTGAATAAGCGCCCCACCAGCGCTGCCAGTGTCGGCGTGAAGGGCGGTGCCGCCAACTCCAGAGGTTTGAGAGTAACCAGATAGATTACCGTTTGGAAACCTGATGTGGCCTATCAATGAGATGCGCATTTTAGTTGCAGCAGCAGTCCCAAACTGCATTTCGTCATTAGCGTGGTTATACTGAATAAACCCACGATAGGCTTCTGTACCAGACGCGCCATCAGCAAAAAAGATGTTGCTATAAGTTGAGCTTGTAGCATCAATGGTAAGCCCAGTGTGGCTTGTGCCGCTTATGACAAACTGGTTAGCACTAGAGTTAAATGAGCTTGGGTCAAGTGTGCCAATGCCAACTTTCCCATCCGACATTACAGATAGTTTAGCATCGTTTTGAAGATTAGTTCCGTAGGCAATTCTATATGCGTTTAAATTACCTTGAAGCCCAGTAATCCACTTTGTTGTATCATTTACTGCATACTCAGAGAAAGCCCAGCCACTTGAAACTGTGCAAGATACTTTCATAACACTATTAGAATTACCACCTATCTCTAAACCTTTATAGTTGTTAGCAAACGTAGGGTCTGAAACTCCTATGCCCACGTTGCC